ACTATGACGCAAAATGACGCAAATTTATTGCCTTTGTCATGCCTAATAAGTATACTGCTATTGACTATTAGAGCTTTATGACGCAAATGACGCAAAATAAAATAAAAAAAATTATTTGAAAAATGCAAAAAGTTACAGCGACTGCTAATAAGAGAATGTGGCATAGCGTCATTAATACTGCTCATAGTTCCTGTATTGATTGTTTTTTATCCTTGCCTGGACAAGGGATAAATGATACATTGAGTAACAATTTTCAATATCTTTAATTAAATTTCTTTGCTGAAAAACTATGTCTACCCCTCCAAATTCTTTTTGAAGCTCCAAAGTATCTAATAAAAAAAGTTTATCATTATGCTTTTCAAAATAGGCAGCTTGTTTAAGACCATAGATAATAGCTGGGTGCTGTAGATTAAGCATCTCCCCAATTCTTTTAAGTTTTATTCCATGCTTTCTTAAAAGTACAATTAGATACCATCTCCTATGCACTAAATACCTGTACCTTGACTTTTCTCTTAAATTTTGTTCTGCTATTATTTCTTCTATCCTTTGTATCATGTTAGTAGCTTAGGGTTTACTGATTTGAACAGCTCACTTTGACTATCCACTAACCCCACACTATTGATATAGTCTATCTCCACCTTTGCACTGGCTATGATGGTAGCACTCAGTTGAGCTATTGCCTTAGCCTTTTCTACTTCCTGCTGTATTTTCTCATTACTCATATCCTCATCAGCTAATCTTTCAAGTGCCATAAAGATGTGATCTCTTAGATCACTTAGTTTGTTGTTTGCCATTTGTTTTTCTTTTTAGTTTACTGGTTAATTTCATTATCTCCTGTAGCTCAGCAGGAAATCTTTGTATAGTATTACGAGCCATATTTTCCTTTCTAGTTATTACTTGCAGATTACTTAGTTCACAGTTCAAATAGTTGCCATCTAAAAAAATGACTACAGATCCTGTAGGTATCTTACCATTTGCCTGAGTCCATACGTGCCTCTGCAGTAGCTCCCAGTGGCTATCTTTAATTTTTATATATTGGTATAGTCTACCTGAGCTATCAGCTCTTACATTTATAGTACCTACAGGTTTAGTGTTAGCAGGCTTATTACCTTTCTTAAACATAGTAGGCTTAACCATTTTGTAAAGCTCAGCAGGCATCTTTACTCCTTTATTTTTAGGGGTGTGTCCTGGCTTAAATTGGCTAGCTTTACCACCTAAATAACCTTTAGGATATTGGGTGCTCCTAAGATATACAGGATCCTTTTTAATACCTAAGCTCCAGGCTCTATTATACACCTTGCTTAAGCTTACTCCTAGATCCTTAGCTATTGCAGCTGTGCTTTCAAATGGGTAGCGTTTCACTACTTCTGCTGTGATATTCATTCTACCTCCTCAACTATGTACCCATGATCAATATACCACTGTAGTGTATCTGAGTGCTCATCTGTATAGATGTAATCATGCAGCTTACCATCCTCACCTAAGTAGCAGTTCCACCAGGAACCACCTTCATATTCTACGCTATCATCTAGCCATACTCTATATTTTTTCATAAGGTCTCAACTTTAAGTATTAGTCTAGGCCACATGGCCATTAGTTGTAAAGCGTGCTCTTTGTCTAAGGCTTCTAAGATCCTGGTGCCTATCATTTTCTTACCACTTTCAAAATAGTTATATGTTACTTTATAGCGTTTCATTTCTCTTGTTTTATTTCGTTAAAGTCTTGCTCACTTAAATAGTCTAGGTACAACTCCAAGTTGAAGCTGCCACCTTTATCACCATCACAGCTCTGCTCTCGCCACCATTGCATCTTCCTCTTAAGGCTAAAAGTGGTAGGTATAAATGTGTTTTCAGAAGTTTCCATATTTAGATACATTCAGGATTGTTATAGGCCCACTCTTCTACAAGTTGGGTTGTCTCTTCTAGCTCTCTGCTAGTCAAGGGTGTGAAGATGAGGTAATTTTTACCTCTTTGGTAACTGTCTACTAGCAAAGCTTCATAGATGCCCTCCTCAACGAAGTAGCATCTAAACTCAGCAGTGTAAATTATGCCTCCATCATCATAGTGCCACCATACATTAATGTAGCCTTTCTTTAAGTAATCTATCTCGTAATTCATAGTGCACAGGATAAATACATTCCTACTAAAAAGAGTGTTAAGGCTGCTAAGCCCTGGATAAAATCAATAGTTCTCATCTAGTCCTAGTTTTTCGATTAATACTAATAGAGTTACATACTTGGTTTGTAGTCTCTGAGCTGCAGGATCTGTGTGTCCGAATGCTCCGACCATTTCATTATACTCATCCCTAAGCTCTATTGAGTAAAGGAGAATAATTGCTGTCATTTGTTCTTTGTTCATTGGTTAGTTTTAATTGGTTAAAAAAATGTGCGTTACCAAGCCGCACCCCTTGTTTTGTTTTATTTAATCAATATAAAGATATTTTACCCATTCTTTAGGTCTTAACGCATCAGCAAAACCTTTTGTTATATTTCCTTTTGTGTTTATTTCAACATCACAATAAATAGTTTCTCTAACATATTGATTGCCATTAATAACATTTCCTACATACAAAGTAATGTGTCCCTTGCTTATGTCAAAAGAAACAACTTTTTGTTTGCCGTTTGCTTTTTCTATTCTTGCAACCATTCTGTCAATTGTGTTTTGTTGTTGAGTTGTCATTTTGTTTAGTTTTTAATTGGTTAGTAAATAATTATTTTCAAATATACGCACTTACAATGAATTGTTTACAACTTTAGCGTTATCAATAATGATTCTAAATAAGGAATGTGAACATATAAGCTTATCATGTATAGAAAATGCAATAATTTGAACATGACAAAAAGGGTTAATATGTTAGCTATATCTTACATTAATGGACTATTCTAGCTAGTATGTTAGTTATAACCGTCACAAATCTTGGCAAAAAAATAACCCCCCCTGCCAAACTAACCAAAGATACAGAGGGGGCTATGAGCTAATATATTGATCACATTAACCTGGTGCAAATATATGTAAAAAATTACATATTAAACTTATGACTATCAATATATTTTGTCACTAATCTATCACCTGTAGTGGCCCTCAATAATTTTATGGTTAGGATCCTACCACCTAATGGCTTAATCGGAGCTCCACGTTCAACGTGCCACCCTTGCGAACCATCTCCATACTCTTCTTTATAGGTGCCTGTAAGCATGAGGTGTAACTGCTTTTGCTTAAGTACATATCCTCCTACACTATGATGCTCTATAGTATCCCTCACATCATTCCTGCAGCTGTTCTCATGAATGTGGCCCATTGTGAATACATCAAAGTTCTCATAAGTCTCTAGAGCCCTGGTCAAATTGATAGCACCTTTTGTAACTATACCCCCACCACCTGAACCATGAAAGTACTTTACCTTACTTGAGTATTTAGATCCCCATCCTGAATTTTGCTTAACTACTAACCACCCACCATAGCCACCTGTTTGTACATTAGATCCTGCTTTATAATTTAGTAGGTCCACAAATCTTTGAAGTATATCAGTTTCTTGGAATTTAATTATACCAGTTTCGTGGTTGCCATAACCTACTAGCTTAATGATGTGAGCATAGGGCAAAAACCAATCTACAGCTGTCTCTACTATACTATCTAAGTACATAGCATTGTTATGCTCAGGTCTAATATCAGATTTATTACGCCTGTTATCTCCTCTACCTTGCATTAAGCAAAACATATCACCGTTAATCATCACAGGTATATCCTCTTCTAAGCAATAGTCTAGGTGTCTCTTCAACATATCTCTATCACAGTGAGGGTTATCCCAGTGTAGATCGGATAGCATAGCAATACGTGCATAAAGATTATCAATGATAAGCTCATGCACATTCTTAGAATGTTTAATCATAAATAAAGTTTTAGTAATAGTCTAGTGACAAAAGATAGTATCACTCCTATAATAAAGCCCCATACTAGGAGCATCCAATTAGTTTTTGCTTTTTGCTTTTTTTCAGTTTTGTATATGTACTTATACTTAAGTACATCCTGCTTTAAGATTTGAGTTTTGTACCTATATTCTATCCTAGTCTGATACCTGGTCTTAGGGATGTATACATTCTTAAAACTAATGACAGTATCTTTTGTAGTTATTATTTTCTCCCACACTATTGTATCATTTACCACCACAGGAATGCTATCTACTGAGATAATTCTAATAGTATCACTATCCTCCACTAACTCTAGGCCATACTTAAGTGCCTTCTTATAGTGGTATTGTGCCTTCTTAGCGTCTGAACAGCTAAAGAGTAGGGATAGTATCAAAAGTGGTAGTAAGTGTCTCATAAGTTCTCTAGCATTTGTATCATCCTAGGGCAGGGATAGATATCACTCTTATCCTTTCTAACTGAATTGTGGGTAAATATACCACTTTCTCCTTTCAAAGCTCTTTTGTCTATATCAAATATGGTAGCAAAGTAATCTCTAGGGATATTGTACTGATCACATAAGTACACTAGCAGCTGCCGAGTAGACTCTATTTGTGCATCTGTATACTTTTGCCAATAGATATAGCCTTTGTATTTTGTATCTAAGATAGTTACCTCAGTATAGTCTACTTTGCCACCTACATAGTTATAGTAATATCCGTTCTTTTTGGTTAATGGTCCATAGTTGCAGATCTCAATACCTACAGATATCTTATCTAAGCTCTTGTATGGTACTCCTGACTCTGTGAATATCTCTTGTTTAAGGCCTAGGTGGTAAGCCCAATTTTTAGAGCTAAAGCATTGCACTATAGTACCCCTATTACCAATGATAAAAGCAGTGGCTACCTTGCCTTCCTTATTGTTAAAGTACTTAGCTACGGATACTGCATCAGGTCCTCCTGCTGTATGGTGTAGGTATATCTGCTTTTTGTCAGTAAGCTCATCTACGTATTGATCCTTAGATAGACGGTGTTGAACTATCTTTGTTATATCTAACTCCATCTATGTCTTGTTTAATTTCTTTTGAACGCTGTAATAAATTTTTGAAAGCTGACCATATATCTATGCCTTTTACAGCCTTGTAATTTTCGGATATTGATATTACCTCTATACTGCAAAGTACTAAAGATAAAATTTTTGTGAGCATTAAAGGCACACTAAAAAATGTTAAAATAATATCATTAAGGATATAGTAATCTATTAGGTAGAAGCCAATAACAGCCACCTCATATAAAAATAATTTAGATACTATAGCTGATAATGCTCTTGATGTAATTTTAATCTTAAGTTTTTTAGCCTTCCAAATACCTGTAATAGTGTCCACTAAGATAGCAAATCCAATTAAAAATAAGATACCTGAGATAGGCAAAAAGAAAGCTGATACCACTGCTAAAAGTTGAATAATGTATTTTTGAATTGAGGATAGTAAGATAGATAATTGTAGTTTCATTAGAGTATTAAGATAGAGTTATTATATCCGTTCTCTCTAAAAGTACCACAAGTACCTAAGCAAGTTGTTTGATATTGGTTAATGCAGCTGCAGTTGTTAAACATAGGCCTAAGATCTGTATCTTGATTAGTGGTAGAGATAAACTGAGGAAATAGATTTCTATTAACTAGCAACCATCTAATAAGTCTCTGCTCAAAAAAGCTAGCCTTCTGTGCATAGTGCTCCATACCAAAGGCTACCTCATTACGTGATACACTAGCTGAGTAGTCACCTGATTGTGTTTGAAGTCCTTTGTTCTTAAGTTGGTAAGTCAAACCAAAGACAGCATCTTCAGCAGATCTCCACGCTATTACTGGTTGTATAAACTCAACTAAATTTATCTCATCAGGGTTAAGTGCTGTATTGTTATACTGAGTTAATAAATAGTTGTAAAAAGTAGTGCCTAAGATAGGCTGTACTCTTAGTGCTGCCTGAGTAGCTATGTATGGTGTAACATCTGTTACATCCACATTAGCTGTAATAGGTGTATTAACTTTTAAGTAAGTTTCAGTTATGAAGTATAGCATTATACAGTAGGTGTTATAGGGGTTGTTTCAATGGGAGGTAAATCAGCTAGAGCTCTTATCTCGTTTGGTGTCATATTGTCAAGTATCTTCTGAGCTACTGTAGGATGCATAGCACTGATAAGATTGTTTATTCTAGAAGCATCACCCTCAAGCTCTACTATAGACTCATCTATTACCTGAAAGTTATTAATAGTGAAATCTGCAGGTATCTTAGAGATTGTTAGTAACTCGTTGAAAATATGTTGAACACAATTTCTAAGCTCCATTACTA